CGGTGCGGCAGCAGGATCGGGGACCACAGGCAGTATTCGTGATCGTCGACTTCCTCGTTCTCCAGGATGTCGTTACCGGCCATGAAGACGCGGCGCCACTCGGCGATACCGTCGCCGTCGAAGTCCAAACGCACGAAGCCGAAGAACAGCGTCAGCTGCTGCAGCGCGCCCTCGGCGCTGTCGGTCAGCGGCGCATCCGGATCGCGGTCGCTCAACATGCCGTCAGCCTGATAGTCCGACAGCGCCTCGACGCGGTCCTGCGCGAAGCCCATTTCGACCAGGTCGGAGCGCGTGTAGGTGCGCAGTTCGCCAATGGCGGTGACGTCGGCCAGCTTCTTCGCGCCGCGGGTGAGGATGAACGACTCGGGCGGCACGTTGTCGATGCGCACGCCGCGCGGGCCGCTGTCGACCACCAGCTCGACGTCGTGCAGCTGCAGCGCCGGGTCGGTTGGGTCGTCGTAGGCATCGTGCGTCGTGATCGTGATGCGCTGGTCTTGCATCAGGTTCGCCAGCTGCTGGTCGGTCAAGCCCTTGTACGCTTCCTTCTTGGTCTTGCGCGTAGCATCCCACCAGGCGCGCACGATGCCGACCTTGGACAGGAAACCGTCCTTGATCCAGGTGCTGAACGTGATGAAGCCATCGTTCTTGTTCTTGATCAGGTGGTTGATAACGTCGGTCGCCTGCTCGGCGTATTCCTCGTCACCCGGCGCCGCCGGCTCGAACTCGCAGATATTGTCGCCGGCGAAGAACGGCTCGAGCAGCGCGGGAAGGGTAGATTCGACGACCTCGAACACGTCCCAGCTCACCACCTTGCTGCGGCCCGGCACTTCGTTGCCCATCGGCTGGCCGTGGTAGTACGACAGGTTGCGCTCGCGGTCGGCGGCCAGCTGCGAGCCGGTCCACGCAGCGGACTCGCTCACCTGGTGGTCGACCGCACTGCGCAGCTCGTCGTCGGTCATTTTGGTCATACGATTCCCAGTGATTGATAGTTGAGGCTGCCGCCCCAGTCCTCGTTGCTCATCGCCTCAGCATTGATCGCGATGTAACGCAGGTTGTCGGCGCCGTGGCTCCACTCGTCGTGCAGTGGCGCGCCGGCTTCGTTCGTCTGCTTGTTGATGGCGCGGCGGTAGCGCTTCGCGCACTGCACGATGCGGGCAGCATTAGTCTTGTCGAAGTAGATGCGCGGGAAGGCCATGCGCGTCAGGCGGATACCGTCCTCGACGCTCATGCTCGGCGTGATGGCGACAGTCCAGCCCAAGGCCTGCATGATCTCTTCGGCGCTCTTGCCGGTCTTGAAGTCCTTGTTGCGCCCGTCGTGCGGCAGGAACAGCGTGCCCCAGTTCAGGTTCTTCGCCTTCAGCATCGCCGAGTAGTAGTCGAGCGTCTTGTGGCTGTCCTCGATGTTCTCGATGACGCGCAGCTCGGACGACTGCTTCTGCACCAGGCTGATCGACATCGCGTCATTCCAGCCCAAGTCGACTACCACGTGCACCTTCAGCAGCGGGTCGTACGGGACGTTGCAGATGCGCCGACCTTCGACAGCCTTGGTCACCTCGTCGTAGTAGATCGCGCCAGTGACAGCCGGCTTGCACTTGCCTTCCCAGATGTTCAGGTACTCGGCCTCGGGCAGCGTCGCCTTGGCGTGCAGCCGCTCCTTTTCCAGCACCTCGGGGAACCACGGGTTGTCCGTGTAGTTCATGTCGACGATGATCGCGCCCTCGGGCTGGTTCGTGATGAACCGGTCGTAGGTCTCGTCGGTGTCCAGCTCGGGATTGAACGTGATCCAGATCTCCGACCCGGGCTTGCGGATAGTCGGGATCAGCACCGACCAGGAGCGCTTGCTCACCGACTGGGCTTCCTCGACCCACACGATGTCGCAGCCTTCGAACGACTTGATCGAGTCGATGCTCTGCTCGGCCAGGCCGGCGAAGCTGAACTCGGTGCCGTTGGCGCCGCGGATCTCGGTCTCGAGAACCTGGTAGAAGCTGGTCAGGCCCAGCGCCTCGATCTGGTCTTTCAGCAGCTTGTGCACCGACTGCTTGATGGACTTCTGCACTTCGCGCGTGCACAGGATGCGCAGCTTGGTCGTCGAGCCCAGGATCAGCAGGGCTTTCGCCGCACTCCACGACTTCGCCGAGCCCCGGCCACCCTTGGCGCCCTTGTAGCGCGCCTTCTTCGTCAGCAGGAACTGCAGCTTTTCGGGGAAGTCAACGTTCATCGCCGGGCTTCACGAAGTTGATCTGCCAGTTCATGTCGACCGGGCCGCCGCCGTCGCCGGTGAGCTGCACCTTGGAGCCATATTTCTTCGGCTTCATCTTCTGCGCCGCTTCGACGCGGGCGTAGATGCGTAGCTTGGCCTTCTGGATCGATTCCTTATCGGCCTTGCAGTTGTCGGCGATGTCGACGATTTCTTCGATCTGTGCGTCGACGCGGTCGTCGGTGGCCAGCTCGTAGGCGGCCTTGAAGGTGGCGTGCTCTCGCAGCCAGCGGAACACCGTCGCTTTGCTCGGCATGCCTGGCCTCTTGCAGACCGTTCGCAGGGAGTCGCCATCCGCGATCGCCGCGCAGAACTTGTCAGCCAGTTCGGGCGTGTAGGTAGTCGCGGTCATAGGTCAGGAATAAAAAAAGCCCGGCACGCGGCCGGGCGAAGGGGCTGCTGTTCAGGCAACCCAGGAGACATGTTGTGGCGGCCGCGAGGGCCTCACGCGTTCAGCGCTTGACCACACGGCTGGCGACGGCCCGTTCATAGGGCTGCGCGTGCACTCGCGGGTTTCGTCTGCCCCCGGCAGGCTGACTCTATCCATCGCCATGCGTGTGGCGCCTCCGGAGAGGCAAGGTGTTGGTGCCGCTGCTGTTCCCGGCTGGTCAGAAGCTGGGCTTCGGTTATCGGTGGTGCCGGCGGTTGCGCGCGACGCCGCGCTTCTTCGCCGCGGTGCGCTGCTGCTGGGCCATGGAGATGCCGGCGCCCTTGCGGCCGTAGCGTGCCCCGACCAGGTCGGCATGTTGTTGAACAGGCCGCGGTTGCCGGGCTTGCTGGCGGCGGCCGCTGTGTGCACGACCTGATGCTGTGCAGCTGCGGGCGCGACGCCCGTGCAGGCGGCGAGGGCCAGGGCCATGGCGAAACCGAGGCGGCGGCGAATGGATCCGAACATGCTTTCTCCAGTGAGCGGAAACGAAAAAGCCCCGCGTCATTGCTGATCGCGGGGCTTCGGGATTCTTTCGGACGTACCAAGGGCTGCCACAAGGCAACCCACTGCTGTCCGATCGGAAAATGTTGTGAACAGGAATTTACTGCTGAGCTTTCCTGTTGTCAATAAATTTCGCTCAGGAACGTTGTTTGCCAATCTCCGCTGCGGCGCGGACGATGGCGCGGCGGGTAGCGGCGGAAGGGTCGGATGAGTGCGCCTCGACCTCGCAGACCTTGCTGTAGCCATCTTGCACCATTGCTGCAATCTCATTGCCAATCCTGGCGCCCGCCGTGAGCACATCCAGTTCCAGCTTCACCGCCAGCTCAAACGCATCGTCACCGAACTGCAGCGGGTTCCAGCCGTGCGCGGTCGACCCGTCAGCGAAGTGCAGGGTCGCATAACCTTCACCATCGACTTCCTCGAATCGGATGGCGCCGAGGGCACGACCGGCCAGTTCCAGCAGCTGGCGGTCGCCCTCGGGGATGTTCTTGCGTGGCGGCGCCGGCAGCTCGTCCAGGTCGTCGTATTCTTCCATCATCCCTGCCTCTCCGTTTTCTTTTCGACCACGGATCTTACCGTACGCTGCTCCCCGACCCCGCCAGCAGCAGCCTCGATCGCCGCCTGGGCGTCGCCAAGCCGCACATCATACTCACTGGTCGCGAAGCCGCAGGCGCCGGCCACAGCCCAGGGCTTCGCGCCGACGACATACGTCCACTGGAGCACGCCGCGGTGAATTTGCGACAACTTCACGAACGCTCGGTTGATGCGCTCGGCGTCGTCCATGTCGATGCGGTCGTTCACCGGGGCGGCCGGGTGCAGCTCACCGACGGCGTGCCGGCGCATGCTCTCGCAGATCGCGCCGGTCATGCAGTCGTTGCCTCCACCTCGAGTGGGCGCCGCATTGGCCCATGCACCCCAGTTCTCCAGGCGCCGGCCGATGCTGCGCCGCTCCACTTGACGCGCTGGCTGCGGACGCTCGTCGACCAACACGGGCGCGGGCGCTGCTACTTCTTGGAAGTCGTCGACGCGCGCCACCGGCGCAGCTGGGCGCCAGTTGCGCGTGATTGTGGTACGGCGTTCGGTCAAGTGCGCCCCTTCCTTGCGCGGTCGACCATGCCGGCGCCGATGCAGCGGCCGACCAGGCAACCGAGCACTGGCGACAGGGCGATCCAGAGGACGAGGGCGGTCATGCTGCCTCCGCGAGCAGGTCGGCCTGCGGTTGAACGGTGGGGATCGCCGTGATCGTCACCACCACGCGCGCTTCGCCGTCCGGCTCCATGCGTTCACTGGTCAGGCGGCGCACCCACTTGTCGTCCTCGATCGCCACGTCCTTGAGCGCGTCGAGCAGCACCTTGTTGGCGTTGTCGATGTCCACACACATGACCGAGTCGTCCCAGGCGGCGCCGTTCTGGCGCATGCGCTTCTGCCAGTCGAGTGGGCGCTTGGGGTAGAGCTTCACGTCGATGTGCACGCGGCCGGTGATCGGGCGGACGACGCCCTGGGCATGGCAGCAGGCCGTAGCCTGCGCGCGGTACTGCTTGCCCTCCTTGGTCGGCAGGATCGCCAGGTGGTTCTTCATCTTCACCGGCATCCAGTAGCGATTTACCGACAGCGGATACGGCAAGGTGAGGGTGATCGTCTTCATGGCTTCACAGCCTTGCAGCCCATGTGCGTCTTGGCGTCGGCGGCGATGCGCGGCGTCAGGCCGCGGCTCTCAGAGACGTACTGGCAACCGGTCGCCTTGTCGGTGTACACGTAGAGGTCGTACAGCGTAGCGGTGGTTTCTGACTTCGGACCGTCGCAACCGGTCAGTAGCAGCGCGGCGAGGATGAGAATTTGCTTCATAGTTCGGGTTTTCTCCTGTTGTTGTCGCCCGGGCTGTCCGGGCGGGGTGGTGGTTACTCGACGATCAGCCAGTCCTCGGCCAGCGCATCGCTGCCGCTGGGCGCCCAGGTGCTGACGGTGTCGTCGACGCCCTTGAGGGCGAGGTAGGCGTTGTACGGAACCATGGCGCCTTCGC